GGCGATTATACTAAGATTCAAGCAGAAGTAAAAGACACAAGCTCTACAAGCTCGTGGCTTGGTGAAGTATTAAGCGAGATTGATAATAACAAATAATGTTGAATAATTCTATTGACGAAAAAAAAAGAAAGTTAGCTGAGCTATTGAGCAGTAAGTCTTGGCGAATGTCTAACTTGTATTTTTGTAAAGATGAGAATGGCAAAGAGTTTAAGTTTATATGCAATGAAGCACAAAGCGAGTTAATCAACGAAACGCACCCGCTCAACATTATCTTAAAAGCTCGACAGCTTGGTATCACAACATTCTACTGTATCAATTATCTTGATGATTGCCTTTTTAACTCAAATATAACCGCCGTATTGATTGGCGATGATTTAGAAGATGCTAAGAAGCTACTACGCGATAAAGTAAGATATGCTTACGATAGATTGCCACCTGAGATAAAAGAGCATAGAAAGCTACTAACTGATAGCACTGAGATAATGCGGTTTAGCAACGGGTCAAGCTATTCAGTCACCACCTCGGCAAGGTCTGGCACAGTTCAACGCTTACACATTACCGAATTCGGCAAGATATGCAGGAAGTCGCCTGAGAAAGCAGAAGAGATAATGAGCGGAAGTTTAAACACAGTGCATCAAGGTCAACAAATTGTAATCGAGTCAACGGCACAAGGAGCAAGCGGGCATTTCTTTAATCTATGTGATGTAGCTGAAAGAAAGATGCGTATGAAAGATGAATTGACGGCACTTGACTGGAAGTTTCATTTTTTCGGATGGTGGAAGGATAAGAAGTATTACATGGATGCGGATTACCATTTTAGTCTAAAACAAGATGATTATTTCTTAGAGCTGGAGGCTGAAGGAATTAAGCTAACAAGACAGCAACAAACTTGGTATTGTAAGAAGGAGGAAACTCAGGGCGAGTTGATGAAACAAGAGTTTCCAAGCAACTCAAAAGAAGCATTTCAAAAGGCTATTGTTGGGGCTTACTGGTCAAAGGAATTAATCAAAGCAGAGCAGGACGGAAGGATTGGGAAAGTAAGTATTGACCAATATTTGCCAGTTCATACGGCTTGGGATTTAGGCATTAATGACACAACTTGTATTTGGTTTTTTCAAAAGAAAGGCTTTGACTTCATGCTTGTTGACTACTATGAGATGAGCGAGGAACCATTACCGCATTACTTTAAGATTCTTAAAGATAGAGGCTATAACTACGGATACCATTTTGCACCGCATGACATTGCAAAGCGTAGTTATTATGATGGAAAGGACGGGCTAGAAATTGCAAGACAATTTGGTTTTAGATTTGAGAAAATAACAAGACCACAAAAAAAAATAGATTCAATCAACGAAGCACGAACAATTTTAAATCGATGCTGGTTCAGTCAAACAAAATGTGAATTAGGGATAAGTAGGTTGCGGGAGTATCGAAAGAAATTTAATGACAAATTGGGTTGTTTTATGGATCAACCATTACATGACATTAATTCAAATGGTGCGGATGCTTTCCAAACATTTTCGGCTTCATGTCATCAATTAGAAACATTTAGACAAGAGAATGATAATTACCAAGATGAATATGTTTTGGAAGAGTTTATGAACGCTTCAAATAGAAACGCAATCACAGGTTATTAAAAAGTGCTTGACAAATATTTTGATATAGTTAATTATATGCAATTATTAGATAATTATTAACATTAAACAAATTTTAAAATTGTTAATTCAAAAAGATTCTTACAATTCAAAGCTTGATTTTCAAACTATTTTGTCAACTGACAATCTAGCAAGCATATTATCCGAAGAAACTAAAACGCTTATAGCTAGTGAAGTCATGACTAGATATAACACTGACTTACAATCTCGTAGCGAAAAACAAAAAGTATTACAAGATTTAGTTAAATGCACTCTAGCTATTGGCGATAAGCGTTCATTTCCATTCGAAGGTTCATCTAATATAATGTTTCCTTTAATTTCTACAGCATGCGTTGATTTTTCCGCAAAATGTTATACCGAAATTTTTAAAGATGGTAATATTGTAAAAGCCAAAGTTATAGGCAATGATGATGGCGAAGTAATGAAAGACTTAGAAGGCAATGAGATGAGAAATGAAGATGGATCTGTTGCTATGCTAGATGAAACAGGTTTGCCAGCAATTCAAAATGTTGGTGCAAAACTTAAACGCGGTCAAAGAGTCGCAACAGTAATGAATTATCAGCTAAACGAAGAAATAGAGAATTACGAAAAAGACATGGACGCATTGTTTATGGGCTTAGCGACGCTTGGAATAATGTTTAAAAAGAATTATTATGACAATAATGACCAATGTATAAAATCAGATTTAATTTATCCTGATAAGCTTATAATTAATGATTTTGCCACATCTTTTGAAGCACCAATTACACAAATTATTGAAAAATACCCACAAGATGTTGTTTCGTCAATTCGTAGTGGTGATTACATTGATTTTGATTTTGACCCAAAAGCACAAGATAGTGCATCTTTTGATAATTCTTTAGATGCTAACGACGAAAAACAAACAAGTGATGAAGCATCAGCGGGTTTGGTTATTTTCTTAGAACAACACAATTATTTTGATTTAGATAATGATGGATACCCAGAGCCATATATTGCAGTAGTTCACAAAGCTACAAACAAATTAATAAAGTTAGTAAAAAGATTTAATGAAGAGGATGTTAAGTATAATAAAAAGCAAGAAATAATTAAAATTAAACCCATAAAATTTTTTACTGCATATAATTTTATTCCTTCACCCGATGGATCTTTTTATTCTATTGGTTTAGGACACTTATTATACAACATAAATTCTGCGATTAATTCAAATATTAATCAACTCAATGACGCTGGAACATTACAAAATACAGGTGGCGGGTTTATTGCTAAAACATTAAATATTTCTGGTGGCATGAAGCCCTTTAAATTATCAGAATGGAAAATGGTTGATTCTTATGGTGGAAGTATTCGTGATGCTATTGTTCCATTGCCACACGCTGAACCATCACAAACTTTATTTGTTTTAATGCAATTTTTAGTAAATGCAGGTAAAGAATTAGCTTCTTTAAGAGATGTATTGACTGGTGAAAATGCTGGAAATATTGCCGCTACGACCTATATGGGAATGGCAGAACAGGGACAAAAACAATTTAAGAGCGTATTCAAAAGAATCTATAATTCTTTAAAACAAGAAGTTAAGATATTTTACGAAATAAATTCAACTTATTTATCTCAAAAAAAATATTCTGAAATTTTAGATATTAAGTTAAATGAATCACCAAATGTTAAAGAAGATTTTGATTTAAAAGGTTATGATATTGTTCCAGTCGTAAATCCTGAGAATGTCATTTCAATGCAAAAATTTGCAAAAGCACAATTTTTAATGAGCTTTATTAATTCGCCTTATGTTGATCAAATGTTGTTGCATAAAACAGTTTTTGAAATAGCTGGAGTTGAAAATTTTGATAAGTTTGTTATTCAACCACAACCTCAACCAAATCCTGCCGTTGAATTAACAATGGCACAAGAAGAAACTAAACGCATGCAAATGCAAGCTAATGTTCAAATTAAATCTGCCGAATTAGAGCTAGAGCAAATGAGACTACAAAAAGAATCGGCAAAAACTGATTCAGAAGTATTAGTTAATTATGCACAAGCGGGCAAATTAGTTAAAGACACTGAAATGGCAGAAACCAAAGAAAAATTAGACGTTTTGGATAACATGATTGATGCAGAATCAAGACAAAACGAAATGCAAGACCGCAAAGAAGATAGAAAATTTAAAGCGGCAGTAGAGCTAGCAAAGCTAGAGAATCAACAAGTTAAGGGAATTAAACCTGAAGCTATTGATAATAATATTAATCAAAATAATGAGTAAATTATGAGTCAAATAGAAATGAAAGAGTTAAAAGATTGGTTAAACGATCCAACAGCGTTAAAATTTAAGAAAATTTTATTAAATTCTCGTATTAAATTGTTAAACAGTATATCTCATGGATATATTGGACAAAATAATGCATTTAATAAAGACTTGATTCTTAGTTCACTTGGTGGTTGCGAAGCCTTAGAGCAAGTTTCTAATTATATTGGATTAAATGCTGAAGAAGATTTAGCAATTTTAATAAACCTTTTTCATGGAGATTCAAATGATTAATACTTCTGGTTACAGTGTTCCTGAATATAGAATTTTAATTTTGCCTGATGTAGTCGAAGAAAAAACTGCTGGTGGAATAATTATACCTGATTCATCAATAGATACTTTACAAGGAGCTAAAACTTTGGCAACTATTATTGATATTGGTGAAAAAGCTTTTGATCAAGGAACTGATAGAGAATGGAAAAATAAACCAAAAGTTGGTGATAAAATTTTAATTCCATCTTATGAAGGTTATAGATTAAGCAAAGATCAAACTAAAGATGGTAAAGAATATAGAATTATTCTTGACCGTAATATTTTAGCAATTCAAATTAATGAGGAAATATGCCAATAATTGATCGTTCTGAAGAAATAGATATTGATATTGGTTTAAATTCACAAGAAATTGAGCCAAAAGTTGAGCAAGATAAAAATTTATCTTCTAATCCAATTCTAAAAGAAATGGAAGAAGAGGAAATTGAAAAAGAAAATATTATATTCGAAAAATCAACAAAAAGTGAAGAAAAAACTTTTTATGAAACTTTAACTGATACAGAAAAAGAAGCTTGGGATCGTGGCTGGAGAACTGGCAAATTTTTTAAAGGAAGATATAAAGATGGAACGGTAAAACCTCATAAAACAGCACAAGAATTTCTAGAAATACAGGAAAAAGAAACTCCCGTATTAAATGAAAGAAATCGAAAACTAGCTTCTGAAAAAACAGCTCTTGAAAAAGAAATGAGCGAACTTCGTAAGCAAATGAATGTTATTTTAAATGTCCAAAAATTTGCATATGAAGATAATAATCAAAAACGATTTCAATCTTTAGATGAAGCTGAAGAAAATGCAATTTTAGAAGGTGATGTTGCTAAAGTTAGAGCAATTCAAAAACAAAGAAATGAATTAGAAAAAAATAAAATTTCTTTTACCGAAAATAAAATTGATGAAGAAATTCAAGAAGAGCCAAAACAACAAATACAGCCCGAAGATAAAAAAATATTTGATAATTGGGCTCCAGATAACACTTGGTTTTATGAAAATGCTCCAATGAGAGGATATGCAGAAACTTATTTTGCTACTTTATCAGAGCGGATTCCTCTTCGTGATAGACTAGAAATGGTTAGCGAAGAAATCGAATCAAGATTTAGTGATAAATTAAATAAAACTAAAGCTCCAAGTGTAGAAAGTGGTCAAAGAGGTATTAATGTAGGTAAAAAACAATATACTTATAATGATTTGCCTGAAGATGTGCGTAAAACATGTCAATATTTTGCAAAGAAACACAATTTTACTTCTGCGCAAATTAAAGATATGCAACAAACCGCCATTAATGACTATTTTAATAATTAATAATTGAGAAAATTTATGACAAACAAAAATATTGATTCAAACAGAGAAAATTCAAAAGAACATACTCAAGAAAGAGTATCTAAGTATAATGATAGAGAAGATAGACCTACTAATCGGGATACAGAAATTATTAAATTACCCGATGGAAGAGAATTTGTTAGAAATCCACGCACATATCTAAAAAGACATGGTGCTTTATCAGATTTGCCAAAAAAGGCAGGTTTTATAAGACGTTGGGTTTCTAGTAACATCCCTAATCGATTACAAGATTTAATTGATTTAGGATATAAACCTGCTACTAATGAAAATGGCGCAGAAATTGCTCCAATCAGAGGTGGTCAAAATAAAATGGGCGAAACATTTATGCGTTATGCCATGGAAATCACTGAGGAAATGAATGAAAAAATACAAAGAGATAATCAAATTAAAATAAATAATAGGCAACAAGAAAGCATTGATAAACTTGCAGGAAAAGATCTTGGTTTGGGTTCAATGACTTATGTTGCACAGGATCAAAAAAAATTAATTAAATAATTAAATAATTATGACAAATTCAAATACTCCATACGGATTAACACCCGTTAAGAACTCTCCTTTTGTAGAGATTCCTAAAAATTATTACTACATTCCAGCTAGTTATGGAACTGCATTGTTTATTGGTGACCCAGTAATCAAAACAGGAACTTCTAATACTGTAAATGTAACATCTGCGGGTCGTTTTTTTAATGCTGGTTCTTTACCAGAAATCAATAAAGCAACTGCTGGTGATGCTAATAAAATCACTGGTGTTATTATTGGTTTTTTAGCTAACCCAACTAATTTAAATGTTGCTTACAATCCAGCTTCGACCGAAGCAGTAGCTATTGTTGCTGACAGCCCACTTCAAGAATTTGAAATTCAAGAAGAAACTGCAGGAACTGCATTAGCTGCAACTTCTGTTGGCTTAAACGCTAACGTAGTATTCGCTGAATCTGGCTCAACTGTCACTGGCTTGTCTGGTGCTGAATTAGACACTTCAACCCCTGCTACTGATGCAACTTTCCAACTTAAAATTTTAAGATTAGTTGACGCTCCTGATAATGCTATTGGTCAACATGCTAAATGGCGTGTTAAAATCAATAACCACACAGAAGCAAACGTAACTACTGGTATCTAATATTAATTAAAAAAATATAAATTATGTCTATTATAGTAACAGGAACAATTCCAAAAGCTCTTAAACCCGGAGTTAAAACTTATTGGGGAGCATACACCGAGGATGATCTTTTAGCATCAAAACTTGTCAAAATGGAGTCAACAGACGAACAATTTGATGAAGATGTGTTAATTTCGCCTTTTGGTCTTTTAAAAACTAAAAACGAAGGTGCTGGTGTTGATTATGATTCAATGTCGCAAGGCTATGTATCAAGATATCAACAAAGAACTCGTGCATTAGGTTATCAAGTTTCTTGGGAAGCTCGTAAATTTAATAAATATCTTAATGTTGTATCTAAAGGTAATGAATATTTAGCATCTTCACTTCGCGAAACTAAAGAAGTGGATGTTGCTGATTTATTCAACAACGGTTTTGATGCAAACTACACTTTTGGTGATGGTAAAAAGTTTTTTGCAACTGACCATCCAAGTCGTGCAGGCAACTTTTCTAACACTTTAGCTACTCCTTCTGATTTATCAGAGGAAGCTTTGGAAGAATTGTGCATTCAAATTAGAGAAACTAATAACGATAGAGGAATCAAAGCTAAAATTAAACCAACTTTACTACAAGTTCCATCAGCTTTAATGTTTGAAGCTACTCGTATTTTAGAATCTCAACTTCGTGTTGGATCTGCTAATAACGATGTTAATGCTTTAAAATATATGGGTTTGTTTTCAGGTGGTATTTTAGTTAATCCGCATTTGATTTCTGACGACGCTTATTTTATTAAAACAGATGCTCCAGAAGGTGCTAAAATGATCACTGCAATTCAGGGTGAATTTAGCAACGATGGTGCTTTTGAATCAGGAGATCATAAATATAAAATTATGACTTCTTATGCAGTAGGCGTTACTGATCCTCGTGGCTATTTTGCTTCACAAGGCGTTTAATTCTTTTAACTGTTGTCCTATTGGGTAAAAGGGGGTGAAATTCCCCCTACAATTAAATTTTATATATTTATGCCATCTACAAATTTTACTAAAGGCGTTAATAACATTACCGCTCAAAACATTTTGGGACAAATGATCCAATTGGATCCAACCCAAATGCATACTTATTTTGACGATTTTGACACTTACACAGCTGGTGACTTTACAGTTACTGAAACACAAGCTGGAGCAACACAAGCTTTAGCTAATGTTGATGGTGGCGTTCTTTTGCTTACTAACAGTGCCGCAGATAATGATTTAAATGCTTTGCAAAAAGTTGGTGAATCATTTAAATTTGAAGCTGGCAAAAAATTGTTTTTTAAAGCAAGATTTGCTGTTTCTGACGCAACTCAATCTGATTTTGTTATTGGTCTTCAAATTACTGATACAACTCCATTAGCCGTAACTGATGGTGTTTATTTCAGAAAACATGATGGCGATGCTAACTTAGATTTTGTTGTAATTAAAGATTCGACTGCTTCAACCGCTACTGCAATTACAACCGTTGCTAATAATACTTATTTAACAGTAGGTTTTTATTACAATGGCGTTGATGAGGTGGTTTATGCTGCTTCTATAAATAATAATAATCCAACTATTCTTGGTAAATTAGCAACAACCAACCTTTGTGATGACGAAGAATTAACTATATCTTTTGGCATTCAAAATGGCGAAGCTGTAGCTAAAACTATGTCTATTGATTATATTTTTGTATCAAAAGAAAGATAGGAGCAAACATGCGAAGAATCGAAATCAAAATGGACTTAGCTGATGTTGATCCTAATAGTATTTTTGAAAATCAAACATTAGGATCTGCGGGTAATTTTAATTTAAATGGAATTGGAGTTGTAAATAGTGAGTGGGTAAGTCCTGATGGTTTTGCTAAAAAAATTGGTTTTACTTCTAGTGGCAACATATCTAGTGTTAATTTTGTTATATCTGGTTATGAAGACAAAAATAAAACTATTGCAATTAGTGAAACTATAGCTGGACCTAACAATAACACTGTAGAAACTACTAACTATTTTTATTCTATCCAAACAATTTCAGCAAGTGGGGCAGTTGCATCAAATGTTGAAGCTGGTCCAGTTGATGAAGCTATTTCTCGAATAATTCCTATAAAAAGGACATTTTCTGATAGAAATGAACGAATTACTGGCTTGACATTTATAAAAACGGGGACTATAAATTATACAGTTCAACAAACAAATGATAATGTTCAATCAAAAGATGATAGAACATTTAATTGGTTAAACTCAGATGATAGTAATGTTGTAAATGCAACAACTTCTAAAAATAGTAATTATACAACTATGCCAATGGCTATGCGTGTTAAAATTAATTCCTATTCATCTGGTGCCGAATTATTAATACAAGTTAATTAATATGGATTACTTAGTAATATGCGACAGAACTGGCTTTAAAAAATGGCGTTCACAATGTCAATATGAATGGGACGGCAAATTAGTTTGGAAAAAAGTTTGGAGGAGAAGACAACCTCAGGATACTGCAATTGTTTATCCTCCAGCTCAAAAAATTGCTGACTCTAGACCAGAAACAAAAGATAATTTTATTAATGTTCCACCACCTAATTATAATTAAAAATAAATATGTCCAAAGGTTTATATGCAAATATTCACGCAAAAAAAGCAAGAATAAAAGCTGGTTCTGGCGAAAAAATGCGTAAGGTAGGAAGCAAAGGTGCACCTACTGCTAAGAATTTTAAACAATCTAAAAAGACTGCAAAAAAATGAAAAAAAAATCAGTTAATTTAAGCGTTGGACGGGGTGAAAAGTCCAAAAGCGGAGGACTTACTGCAAAAGGTAGAGCAAAATATAATAACGCAACTGGAAGCAATTTAAAAGCTCCCGTTAGTAAAGAGCAAGCACAAAAAAGCCCAAAAGCAGCGGCTCGTAGAAAATCTTTTTGTGCGAGAATGTCAGGAGTTAAAGGTGCTACTTCTAAAAATGGAAAACCAACTCGAAAAGGACTTGCATTAAAAAAATGGGATTGTTAAAATGAAACCAGTTAGAATTGACGATTTTAATTATTTAGATTCTAATTATGTAAGCAATGGCAATCATTATGATGTGCAAGATTTAATTAAAGCTGCAGAAAATTTAGAGGTATTTGATTTACCTCTTGTTGCGGTAAACATGAATCATAATATTTGTCAAGCAACTTTAACTAGCTTTATTTATCATTGGAAGCGAGTTGAAAAAGCAGATTTACAATATCCAGTAATCATTGATTCAACTGGCTATATTTGCGATGGTTGGCACAGGGTAGCAAAAGCAATCTTGGAAGGCAAAACAACAATTAAGGCAAAACGATTAGAAGTGATGCCAGAACCTTTTAAATAAAAAAATAATAAAATATGAAAAAGAAACCAGTAAAATTAGAAAAAAAATCAATGAAACAATCAATGAAACATATGAAAAAATGTGGAACAAAAAAAGGTGGAAAGAAAAAATAATTCTTGACACTAAAAATAATTAATCAATAATTAAGCAATATTTGAGTAAATAGTGCATAAAAAATTAAAAACTCAAAAATAATGGATTGTTTTAATCTGCCTGTTATAGCTGAAAAATACAATAAAGACTTATCTATTCTTTCTAATATGGAAAAAATAGAGTTAGCAGAATATTTTTTAAAAAATTATTTTGAAGGTTCGGAGCAAACTGCAAAAGAACTTCCTTTAGAGCATTTTATTTGCAACAAAACATACACTAGACAAATTACTCTTCCCAAAGATATGCTCTTAACGGGAAAAGTTCATAATTTTGATCATGTTAGCATTTTATCTAAAGGCGATGTATCGGTTATGACTCCAGACGGAGTTAACCGTATTAAAGCTCCAGCAACTTGGATTTCAAAAGCAGGAACTAAAAGACTAATTTATGTCCACGAAGAAACAATTTGGTCAACTATTCATCATAGCGAACATACTATAGTAGAAGATTTACAAAATGAATTAGTTCACGAAAGTGATTTATCATGGATTCAATCAAATTTATTGGAGGGTAAATGACTTATGCAGCAGTAGCAATAACTGGAGCTGGATTAATGGCTGGAGGCATGGGTGTCCAAGGATACTTTGCCAATAAATCATCTAAAAAAGCAGCAAAAGCTCAAGCTAATGCAATGGATGCTTACCTTGCACAAATGAGAATGGGTAGAGATAAAGCTATATCATATCAACAACCATACGAACAAGCAGGAAGAAGTGGATTAAACTTACTTCAACAATATCTTACGGGCGATCCTATGGCAACGCAAAATCGCCTAGAGCAATCCCCTGGTTACCAATTTAGATTACAACAAGGTCAAAACTCAATTCAAAATCTATTAGCTTCAAGAGGTGGTTTAAAATCAGGCGGAGCAATGAAAGCTTTAGAAGAGTTTGCTCAAGGAACAGCTTCTCAAGAATTTGGAAATCAAGTTGGATACTTACAAGGACTTGCTGGAATGGGACAAAATGCTGCAACAGCAATGGGCAATGCTGAAATGATGGCTGGCACTAATATGGCTAATGCTTCTCAACAAGGCATTTTAGGTCAAGGAATGGCTATGGCTAACCGTGATGCTCAAATGGGCAATATTATTGGCGGTGGAATGGGTCAAATTGGGGGAAGCATACTTGGAATGGGAATGCAAGGCATGGGTTCTGTTCCAAAATCACCTTCTGGCTTTACTTCAACTGGTGGCGGTCAATATAACTCTAGGGCATTTATGAATGCTGGACAATCTTCAATGGGATTTTAATGGGCGATTTAATTCAACAACAAACTCCAGATTATGTAGGTAGCATTTTAAAAGGATACCAATTTGGTCAGCAAGCAAAAGCTAATCAATTACAAATGCTTGCTGCTCAACAAGAAATGGATATTAATAAATATAAATTAGCTCAAGCCGAAACAGAAAATATTTTATCTAAAACTGCTTCAATGGGCGATACTAATGCTTTACGCCAACTTGCAGCTTATAACCCAACTCGTGCTGATGGCATAAGAAAACAACAAGAATATTCTGATGTTCAAGGAGCAAGAGTTTTAGATTCTTATGCTTCAATGCCTCAATATGCTTTTTCTCAAAAAAAATGGGAACAAATGCATAATGAATATAAAGATGCAACAGGAAGAGAATTACCATTACCCTCTGAAAAATCACCAGAAGCAATCCTTGAATTTAAACGCCTATCTTCTAGATTAAAAGGAAGAGAGCAAGATTTAAAAGAACAATATCAATCCGCACAAATCAAAACTGAAGGATTGCAACAAGGTAAAATTGGCATTGATATTCAAAAAGGCAAACAAGATTTACAAAAAGGTGCTTTGGATATTATGAAATCTCGTGGCGAGTTATTATCTATTGAAGAAGAAAAAGCCGTTGCAAGAGAACAAGGATTGACACTTGGAGCATTTAAAAAACAACAAGAAAAATTAGGCGAGTTTAAAGGAGAACAAATTTCTAAATTACCACAAATTGAACAAAACATTCAAACAACTACTAAATTAGTTGACGATATATTAAAACATGAAGGTTTTAAAGATGTTGTTGGTTCAACTTATAAACCTTTTGCTCGAAGAATTGCTGGAACTGATGCGTCTGGATTTATGGCTAAATACAATCAATTAAAAGGTAAACAATTCTTAGAATCAATTTCTCAATTACAAGGTTATGGTGCTTTATCTAACTTAGAAGGCACAACAGCAACTAATGCCGCTTCTGCAATGGATATTTCAACAAGCGAAGCTGAATTTAAACGCAATGCCAGAGAATATCAAAAAGTAATGAAACTTGGTTTAGAAAGAATAAAGCGTGGTGTTGGATATGATAATAGATCAATAGAGGCAAGAGGAACAGAAACTCCGCAATCTTTGTCTAGTAATTCTAGTGTAATTAATTGGGAGGATTTATAATGCCAGATTTAAAACTTCCCGATGGTAGAATTGTTAAAAATATTCCCGAAGGTATTTCTAAACAGCAAATAGAACAAAAGTTATTAAACTCAGGTTATCTTACTGGTGATGAAAAATGGCTTACACCAAAAATGTCAATGGGAGAAGCTGCTTTTACAACCGCAACTAACCCTTTTGGTTTTGGTGATGAAATTAAAGCAGGAATTTCCGCTGGTGTTGCAAAATTATTTGGTGGTCAAGCTACTCAAAACATAGATATTGGCGACCTTTACAGAGAAGCAAGAACTTCTGAAAGAGCTAAATTAGAAAAAGCTAGACAAGATTATCCTTCAATGACTGGCATAATTGAGACTCCTTCTAATCTAAAAAGAGGTGCAATAAAAGGTTTAGAAGAGGTTGGGTTAGGTATTTATCAAACTGCTGCTGATTTTGGAGCTGATTTTTCAGGAGCAAAAGCAATATTAAGCAAAATTCGCCCTGATCTAAAAAATGAAATTGAAAACCTTACTTCCCAAGATATTTCTGGTATTTTAGGAGAAAAGGCAGCTCAAGATTCAAAAGCAACAGAACAAGAAGGCTTGGCATATAAAACAGGAAGATTTGCTGGTAAAGTTGCCCCTTTTCTTGGAGTTGGTGGAGCAAGTAAAGTTGGTATGGCTGTTGGTGGTGGATTAGCTGGCGGTTCTGAATTAATGGAAGATTCAAGTGTTGGCAAAAGATTAGGTTATGCGGCAGTTGGTGCAGTTGTTTCTCCTGTTGTAGGAACAGCAGTCCAAAAAGTTGCTCCTTATGTTGTTTCAGGAGCTCAAAATATTTCTTCAAAAGCTAAACAAAGCACTTCTTATGTTAAAAATTTATTTACAAAAGATACTGCCGAAGAAGTTGGTGCAAAAGCAATAGACCCAGAATCTGCAAAATTAGCTTTAAAAGAATTGTTAGACAAGCCTAGCGATAAACCTTTGACGGCAGTTGATATTCAAAATCCCGAATTTAAAACTTTTGCAAGAAGTGTTGTTTCGAAATATCCGCAAGCAAGAGAAATAGTTAAAGATTTTACAGAAGGAAGAAATAAAGAAGCTTTTACTAGGATAAATAATGACTTAAAAATTATTTCTAAAATAGACAATGCTGATGATTACACCAAACAAATTAGTGACACGCAAAAATCTTTAGCTTCTCCTTTATACGCAGAAGCGGAAGCTGATAGAACAATGGTGCCTAAATTTGAATTTAAAGAAGTTAAAACAACTACTTCTCCACAAACTACGACAGTTTCCGAAGGTGTAAAAAGTTTTAAAACCGATTCTTCAACAAAAACTAAAACTGATTTTATTAATAAATATAATCTTCAAAGTAAGTTTAGGGATATTGAAAAACCTTTAGTTTCTAAAGAAGAAAAAGAATTATTTAAACAAGCTCAAGGTAGTTTTGAAGGCTCTAGCAAAGAAGAATTATTTAATATTGCTGATAGATATAAAACTGCTATACAAGATTTAAAAAAATACGCTCCAAAAAACCCTTTGCAATTCATAAAAGATTTAGGAGGCATTGCCGATTATCAAGGAGAATTAGCTTCTTTAGGAATTACAAATAAAACTTTACCAGGTTTATTGAGAAAAGAAGGAACTAAAGGAGCTGATATTGATAAAATTGGAGAAAAACTTTGGGAAGCTGGCTATTTTAAAGAAAAACCTAGAGTAAATGAAATTTTAGATTTTATTAAAAAAGAATTAAAAAACAAAACAACAGGTAATAGAGCAACAACTTTTTCTGAAGATAGCAAAAAATACAATGAAGCTAAAGAATTTTTAAATGAAACAGATTCTTTAGGAATAAATATAGACGCTATTAATAAACTAAAAAAAATAACTCCACAAACTGTTAAAACTGGCGTAGCTGGAATAAAAGCTGGATCATCCTATGATAAACGAGATTTGTCTAAAAAAGGAATTGAAGAATTTCAAAACACTTTAAGAAAACAAACGACTAAAATTGAAGAAGGTGGCAAAATAGTTAATGTTAGAAAAGAAATTACTAATCTTAATCAAATGTTGCCAAAATCAATAGAATTAGCTAAACAATTTGACGAGTTAGAAAATAATAAAATTTATACTAAATTTAAAATTGAAGCTAGAAAAACATTAGATGATGATATTCCTGAAGATTCCATTGCAATGCTTCATAAAATTAGAAAAAGAATTGATGCTGACATTTCTAAACAATATGACTCATTTGGTAAAGCAATAGATAAAGATACAATAGCTGATAATACTAAATTAAGAGAAAAAATTAATAATTTAATATATAAAGTATCGCCAGTATATAAAGAAGCCGATAATGTTTTTAGACCTTTGGCAATAAAAAAAGATGCCGTTGAATTTGGAAAAGAATTTTCAAAATATGAGCCTTCTGAAATAATAAAAAAAATAAATGAATTTACTTTTAAATCTGGTTTAAAAAGACAAGATATTTTAGACGATGTAAAAGTTGGGGCAAAAGATACAATTGTTAAAAATGTAGAGCAATTAATAAAATTTGATAGCTCTAATATACCAACCGAAATTCAAGTAAAAAAGATAATTGAAAATAAATTTAAAAGAGATCAGTTAAAAACTTTTTTAGGAGAAAAAGATTATAGAGAATTTATTGACAATATTAATAAAGAAGCTTTGTTTAATAAGGCTATTAAATCTTTAAGGTTAGATAAACCAAGCACTCAAGAAGAAAGCACAAATTTTATTTTAAGAGCTTTTAATGGCTTAATTTCTTATGCTACAAGTAACTATGGTAAATATGCAGCCATAACAAACGCAACAAAAGCTGGTGAACAATTTTTAGTAAAAAATTATAGAGGTTTAAATCCTGAAAATGCTAAAGAAATTGCTAAGATTATTACCAATAAAAATGCTTCAATTAAATATCTTATAAATATTATATATAAAGCGTCTAAGGAGCAAAAACCTTTTGTTTCTCAAGCAGTTACGGATTTAAAACAATTAGATAAATTTTCTGGGATAGTGGCTGCAAATACTTTAGATTTTGGTATTGATGATTCTAACGCAGAAGAACCAGTATCGATGCAAGGTATCAATACTGAACAAGAAGTTCAAAAAATTAAACAACAATTTTACAGACAATAATTATGGCACAAAGATTTATTGAACCAATTGCAAGAATATTTACCAACGCAGGAGCTGTTGGAGTAGGATATAAATATTATTTTTATCAAACTGGAACGACAACGCCCGTTACAACTTATCAAAATGCTGGTTTAACTGTTGCAAATACCAATCCAGTTTTATCAGATGCTAATGGTCGTTTTCCTGAAATTTGGTATTCTGATTTATCTCAATTAAAATTGATTGTTAAAGATTCTTTGGATAATACCATTGAAACAGTTGACCCAGTTGGAGCAACCGCTTCCGCAATCTCTCTTAATGATTTTGATGTGCGCCCTACTTCTTATTGGGGATTAACCGCTGGAACGTCAACAGCCTATACTTTAATTGCAAACCCAACAATCAGTTCTTATGACAACACTCAGACTTTTGTTGTGCAAGTTCATGTTGATTGTGGTGCATCTCCAACTTTAGCAATTGACGGACTTTCTGCTTTTAATTGGAAGAAATACACTCAGCAAGGCACTAAAACGGCATTAAAAGCAAATGATTTAAGAGCAAGTCAAAGATATTTCTGCATAAATGATGGCGTTGATATTGTTTGTTTGAATCCGAACTCATTACCGATGCTATCTGGCTCAGATACTGCATTAACAATCGCAACTGGCGTTGTTACTTTAACCAACAATTCAAGCTCTTATGTAATTGATACCGAAGGTAGCACCTCAACTGATGATTTAGATACTATTAATGGTGGGCAAGATGGGCAGATTATTTTTATTAAAAGCACCGCTGATGCTAGAAATATTGTTTTAAAGCACGCTACTGGCAATATTTTTAATCCTCAAAATAATAACGATGCCAATAGAAATATTACCTTAGATATTACAACTGATTTTGTGATGTTGCGCTACAACTCAACTGTTGCTTATTGGATAGTTGTCTCCAGTTCATTTAATAATTTCGTTAATTCTAAAGCTACTAATGGCTATACTTATTTACCAAATGGTTTAATTATTCAGTGGGGCACAAGCAGTGGGAGTTCAACAAGGACAGGAACATTTCCTATAACTTTCCCGACAGCTTGTTTAAATTTTCAAACTACAGTCAAAGCTACTGCGGTAGGCACTTTTCAAACTTCTAATGGTGATTTTATATCGACATCTCAATTTACAATTCAAACAGGCGATATTAATGGCACTGGACAATCTAGTAATATTGCTTGGGTTGCAATAGGATATTAACAATTAAAAATTAAAAATTATGGTTAAGGTAAATTACGACACAGAAACAACTTTAGTAAAAGGATATTATCCTGACGTTATTAATTACGCATCAATTCCTGAGCCTTACATAGAAATTTCTGACGAAAAACATCAAGAAGCTTTAAAAAAGCAAATGTGTGTGGTTAATGGAGTTTATCAAGAATATGTAAAGCCTCTTGATGTTCAATTGCAAGAAGCCAAAGCCTCAAAAATAGCTCAATGCAAAGCCTATCTTATAAGCACCGATTGGCAAGTTATCAGATTATCCGACCCAACATCTAATGATCCTTTAAAAGAAGGTGTTGCAGAAAAAAGAGTTTTAGCAAGAAGTTTACAAGTTAATATTGAAGCTTGCACGACTTTAGAAGAATTAAACAACATTAACATTGATTTTTCATAAATATGGCAGTAAGCGGAACCAATACATTTTCACAAACAAGAAATGACATAATCAATAGAGCCTTGTCAATTCTTGGCGTTAAAACACGCGGAAGAGCTTTAACTGCTGAAGAAGTGAACGAAGCTTCTGATGCATTAAACTTGTTTGTAAAAGGCTTAAAAAGTGAAGGTGTTTATCTTTGGAAATATGCAGAAGGAACTTTGTTTTTAACTGTTGGACAAGAAAGTTATGTCTTAGACGGTTCAACTGCCAATGCGACCGAATCATTTACCCAAACAACAACAAGTGCATCAGCTTCAAGTGGAGCAACAGCAATAGTCGTGACTAGTGCAACTGGTTTTACTGCTGGCTATTATGTTGGCGTAATGAAAGATGACGGCAATATTTTTTGGACAACTGTTGCAAGTGTAGCAGGAACAACAATTAATTTAACTGACGCTTTAACTGATAATGTATCAAATAAAGCAACTGTTTATGTTTACCAAACTAAAATTACACGCCCCGAAGCAATACCATCAGCAAGAAGGAGAGATTCTTCAAATTATGACACTCCTTTAAATGAACTTGCTAGAAATGATTATTTTAATCTTGCTCAAAAAACAGTTTCAGGTCAACCAACTCAATTTTATTATGATAAGCAATTAAGTTCTGGTATTTTTTATTTATACCAAGCCCCTGATGACGCAACCAACACAATTAAATTTACATTTCAGAAGATGTTTTTTGATTTTACAAGCGGGAATGATAATCCAGATTTTCCAATTGAATGGGCTGAAACTTTAGCTTTTGGCTTAGCTTCTCGCTTAAGTTATGATTACGGAATTGATAAAACAAAGGCAGAATTAATTAAAAGAACTGCCGATGAAATGCTTCGTAATTTAAAAGGCTATGATAGAGAAGATTCAATTTATTTTGTGCCAACCTATAATTTGTATTAATAATGTTGCAACCAATCCATTTTGGAATAAATTCATATAAGGCAAAAAGCGGCTTAATTTCGGCAGAAAGAATGTTAAATTGTTATGCTGAAATAACCCCTCAAACGAGCCCTTTTCCAAATATAATTTTAGGAACTGCTGGACTTAATGTTTGGGAAGATACAGGGGTTTCTTTGCCTGTTTATGGAATGCGCGTGATGGGCGAAAATCTTTATGTGGTGATTGGTAATAAAGTTTACAAAATAGACTCAACTAAGACAAAGACTCTTTTAGGAGAAATTACTTCTGAAATTGGTCGTGTAATAATGACTGACAACGGCGATCAAGTTACAATTCAACTTCTAAACGGAATTACTTATTATTGCACAGCAACAGCAAACTCATTAACTCAGATTACAGATAGTGATTTTAACAACTCTGGCTCAATAACAACACTTGACGGCTTTACTGTATCTGCCTTAATAGATTCAAATGAATTTCAATGGTCTAATGTGAATGCTACTCAAAATTGGAACGCTTTAAACGCCGCAACTGTAGAGGCTAATTCTTCCAAGATTGTCAGAGTTTATCAAAACAATTTAGAACTTTGGTTTTTTAAAGAAGATATAATTCAAGTATATTATAATACTGGATCAGGAAATCCTTTATTTCAAAGAAAAGAAGGTGTTTATATTGAAAAAGGCTCCGCTTCAAAATATTCAATTGCCACAATGGACAATTCATTTTTCTTTTTAGGAAATGATAGAATTGTTTATCAAACTATTGGTTATCAATTAAAGCCAATCTCAACTTTTCCAATTTCGCAAGAAATAGAAAATTACACAATAATTGATGATGCAATTGGTTTTAGTTATGTTCAGGATGGACATAAATTTTATTGCCTAACCTTTCCGAGTGCAAACAAAACTTGGGAATACGACATTACAACTGAACTCTGGCACGAAAGAGAAAGTGTTAATAATTCAGGTATTGACGGAAGGTGGCGAGCCAATTGCCACGCTTATTTTGCGGGTAAAAACTTGGTTGGCGATTTTCAAACTGGAATTATTTATGAATTAGACCCCGATGTTTACACTGAAAACGAAACAGTAATCAAAAGAGAAATTATTGGAACAACAATGTTTAAAAACTTTGCAAGAATGTCTTTAAATAAATTTGTTGTAATGATGGACACGGGAGTTGGTATTGCAACTGGACAAGGTATTAATCCACAATTAGTGGGAAGGTTTTCCGACAATGGCGGGAAGACTTACACTGACGAATTATGGCAACCAATTGGTGCAGAAGGCTCTTTCTTAACAGAAGTCTTTTGGACAAAGATTGGCGGAAAAGCCCGCTCTTTTATTGCTAAATTAAATTATAGCGAGCCAACTAAATTTCATATTGTAGGAGCATTTGTAGAAGTGGAAACAGAAAATGATTAATTTACCAAACAATACTCAACCAGTTGTAGAAGAAAACAATATTGTAAAACCTGAATGGAATACTTTTTTTCAACAAATAAAAACAACAATTAAAACTGATTTATTGGTTGATATTGGAATGCCAAATGCGGGACAACCTTTGGTTAAAGAAAATGGCGAAATTGATTCAGTTTGGTTCTCTTTTTTTGAAAAAAGTTACAAAGCAACTGGTGCATTTTTTGGTATTCCATCTTCTCAAGAAAAATTGAGCAGTAAGTGGCATACATTTTTTGAAAATATGTTTCAAGAGTTAAAATAATTGTTGAATATTTATTTAAAACATTAATAATGACTAATGTTTCTTGAGTAAATGTAAATAAGATTAAACATTTATATATTTATGAGAGGATTATCAAGCCTTTACAAAGGTTTATCAGGTGTCGAGCCGACAGCTGATGACATAGGAGCGGTAAAAAAAGCAGGCGACACAATGACTGGTGCGTTAATATTAAGTGGTAGCCCAACAGAGTCTAATCAAGCCACAACTAAATCTTATGTTGATAGCAAAGTAAATCCAGCCACCACCACAACTCAAGGCGTAGCATTTTTATCGAATCCAATCACCATTGCTTTTAATGGCACTACTCAAATGGACATTGGAGCTGGTGTTGTTAATTATGACAACGGAATTGGTCAATTATTGTGTCAAACAATTACTAAAACATTGCAATCAAGTGGATCTTGGACAGCTGGCACAAGTCAAAATGGTTTAGATACTGGAGCAAGAGCAAATTCAACTTGGTATAATATTTTTGAAATTGTTAAAAATAGCGATAACACAAGCGATATTCTTTATTCGCTTTCTCGTACTTCACCAACAGTTCCATCTGGTTATACTTTAGTAGCGTGGATTGGGGCAATTCGCACAGATGGAAGCGGAAATATAAACTCTTCATATTTGGCACAAAGAACTATTTTTGGTCAAATTGTTAGATTTCAAACTGGATTACTTGCAAGCGGAACTGGATTAATTCCTGAAGATAACACAATACCACAAAATACCGAAGGCGATGAATATATGTCTCTTCAGATTGCTCCATTAAAAACAACTTCTAAGTTAGAAATTAATACAATTGCATATATATCAAATAGCGTGGCTAACCCTAGAATCGGAGCATTATTTCAAGACTCAACTGTAAATGCTTTGGTATCTGGTTCGCATTATGATAATACCAATTCTGCTATGACTCCAATTACATTAAACCATTTTATGAACTCAGGAACAACTAGTGCAACAACTTTTAAATTTAGGGCTGGTGGCGGGGTTGCTAGCACTACTTATTTTAATGGCTTATCTGGTGGTCAATTATTTGGTGGAACTTTTGGATCTTCTATAACAATTAAAGAATATTTATAATGAACGGAAATACAATTTTTAAAGCAATAAAATTAATTTACCCTCAAATTGAAGGTGGTTATACTTACTGGGAAAATCAAACAAATTTAGCCGATGGTTTAGTTTGGGAAAATAAAATATTTCCAAAACCAAAATGGGAGGATATTCAAAAACTAATTCCACAAATTGAATTGGAAGATGCCAAAGCACAAAAAATAAATGAATTAAACACCTTTATTTTTGCTGAAAAAACTAAACCTTATACAACTTTTACAGCTCCCGAGTTAGCCCCTTCAATTGTTGGCGGAAAGACTCAGTTTAAGCAAGGTGAGGCTGTTAGTTTCATTTGGTATGTTGATGCTATTCCAAATTCAAAACTAACTCCTGAGAGCATTTTAAACAAATGTAATCTTGATATGACTAGTTGCATTAAAACCTCTATTCTTGATGCTAAGTCAATTGATTTAGCCAGTTTAAGAGCAAATTTAAAAACTTGTTTAGATTCAAAAATAATTCCTTATACAACTACCATCACTAAAGAAATTGAAAACAAAAAAGTTCAATCAACTGGAATGGTTAATGTGTTTCCAATTGCGGAATCATTGGCAAATCATATTCAACAAAGAGAAGTTAATAGCAATGTTTTGAATAGTGTTTATTTAACACAAATTAATAATTGTAAAACTGTTCCAGAAGTTGAAGCAATTAAATTTACAACAGGAGCTTAATGAAATCAGGGTTTGAATTTATAGACGAAGCCGTTTATACGCCAAAAAAAGATAAAAAAGATA